ACCGGTTGATGTGCTCAGAAACATCATACTTATATACGAAGTATTTATTTGCAACATACTCTGAATTGTCATCATATGAAAAAGGTACTAAACCATTTACATATTGTTTCAATCTGTAGTAATTTCCATTTATTAAATTATATCTAAATGGACTCTTCGTTTCAGATCCTTCAGGAATTATTTCTTCAGGATAATCTTCTAAAACTTCAAACTTATTACCATTTACAAAATAATATAAATTACTTTCAAATTCAGGGATATAATGTTCTACTTTATTAAAAATAGAATCAATAGTCTTAAGACCTGAATACATAGTAGAAGAATCTTTTATAACCTCTGCAACTGGGCCACTGCCTCTATTAACTCTTGCGTGATATAATAACTTGAATCTTGGAGTATCAGTTAAGGGTTCATATTTTGATCCATATAGAGGAGTATATACATTATTAGATACTTGCTTATAGAAATTTTTGTTGCCATAAGTTTGCATTAATGCTTCTTCATCATTAGGATCTGCCCAGGTAAATTCGGAATTTGATCTTATAGGGTTCTTTAAAATCAATTCAAATTTAACATAATTAGCATAAGTTCTATCAGTGATAAAGGAAGGAGCCATAAATCTTAAGCTCTCATTAGCTCTTAGTCTATAACTTGCGCTTCTCTGTTCTCCATTACTATAAGTTGAATCAAATCCAAAAGGTGCAATTTCTAAATTGGTGGAAATATGATCAACTTGAGCGGTCATTCCTTGTACCTGATTCATGTTTAATGCGGTCTTAAATTTTGTCTCTTCAGTTTCAAATAAGGGAGTAACTCCAGCCATTATATTTCTTGCGATTACCTCTGATCTTATATCTAGTAATCTACTTGAATATAATTCTAAAGTACTATTCTCCGCATCATCCGCCCACTTATACATGATTCCATTGGTTGAATCAATAAAGCGATAACCTTCAATTTGTTTTTTAGTAGGTATTGCGATAGTTTGAGTATCTTTTTCTTTTCTTAAAATCTCATCCGCAGCTCTTTGTAGTTTTGCTTTTATTGCTTCAGAAGTAGAGCTTCTACTAATGGTGGTGGAGCAATCACAGCTGCTACCACAACCACAAGATGCAGCATCTCTAACGATTAGTCTACTACAAGTAGAGTAATCACTTATTGGAACGTATTTAAATTCAGGGGTACCATCAATATCATCTCTGCTATAACCTAAATATACTGCAAAAGTAGTATACTTAAAGTCATCCATGATTAATACTTTTATTCTTTCATCACAATTAATTACTTCATTATAAATCAAATCATAAGAAGGCTCTTTTCCAAATTCACATTCTCTTGAATTTAATACTTTTATTAGTGCTGTTTTTATATTTGCAACTAATTCATTTTGTGCAACATTATTCAACTTAAATGTTGGAACTAGTTTCATTTTTATTGGATAAATATTTTGTAACATGAAAGGAACATGAGGCTTAATATCAACCAAGTCGTGCTGAATTGATTTTTGCTCATGAATATTTGCAAGAATAGCAGATTCAGTTTCTTCAGTATTATCTATATCAAAAGATGTATTATAAGACTCAATATTATTTAATAAGCCTCCACTCTTTAATACGTAAAACTTCAGATCAAAAGCGCATAAGTCCGGATTATCTTCAGATACTTCTACGTAAATGTCATCAATGCTGCAATCAGTTTCATCAAAGACTTCGTTACCTTCTTCATCAAGACGTTTATTATAGAACTTAATATGATTTGCATCTTTTAAAGGAACTATAGCATTGTGATTTATATCTGTATCCGAACCAACAATATAGTCAACATATCCCATTAGTCCATCATCTTTATCGATGATTCTGTATACACTTTGGATGTCATTAGTTCTATCTGTTACGATAATATTTGATAATGCATTTTCTTTCTTACCGAAATCATATATAGCATTGATATAATCTCTTAAAGTAACCAGGGTGTCAAAGGTACACACTTTACGTCTGAAACTCTTATAAGCACTTTCAATTCCCTCAGGATCTTGACCATCAATAGTTTCACTAGAATTGGTTATTCTAATTAAAGAATCGGATAATTGAACAGACTTCTTTTCACCTGTATTATGAATAATATCCACTTGGGACTGATCATAGAAAGTATCCAGAACCTTAGCTGAAATATTACCTGAATATCCACTAGTTACTATATACTTAACTATTAAACCGCTTCCAATCAAACTTCTTATATCCTCAGGAAATTGAACATAAGGACAATTTCTTTTAGGATCAATATCAAATTCATAACAAGGAGTTCCAAAAGGTTGTAGCTCTACATTATCAACTTGAGCCCATAATACACCATTAGGATCTGCTTCTGAAGTTATGAAAATTCCATTTTCTGCAATGAAGTGATCATTGATATATAATCTATTCTTACTATCTAAATTAGCTAAAGTAATAGTGGTACTTCCAGCTAGTTTCAACGTATTAATTGTACCTTGAATTGCAGGAACAGAAGTAGTATTTGCTGCAATATTTGGAATCTTACCAAGAGTAGCATTTTGTAAAATAGTAAATACGAATTGCCCTTCCTTATCCATAACCATAGTATACTTAGGAATAGTTACAGAATCACCATCTACTAGTGCATCCTCATCAGTTCCTACCCAACGGAAAGTCACATCAGTGGTTGCAGCCTTATACCAAGGCATTTTATAACCTAATTGTTTATATTGACTTCTAGCAGAAATGTCTTGAGTATAAGTCTCTGGATAGTTCTCTAATACATTTTTGTCAATATTGTAATTATTTTTGTCTGCAATAATAGCATTTAATTTTAATAGGACCACTCCAGGATCTGATTCGTTTGAAATAGTTGGATCCCAATTTTTTGCTAATGTTTTAGCTGCTTCTAACAATTCAACATAGATTGTCTGGAAGTCCTTGTTAGTATAACTATTTGCAGATAAAGGATGCTTTATCTCACTCATTACTTATCCTCCAATTAATCTGTGGTAAGTTTTATTTCAAATGTATTTACCGTATTATCTAATTTATTTATACAATTTACGGTTGCGTATATTGTAGATCTATTTGAAATCAAAGTAATGTCATTTCTTGTTACATGAATTTGTGGGATAAAAGTCTGTAATGCTACAAGCAGATCATCTATTATAATGTCTCTTAAAATAATATTATTCTGCTCGTATATGTATCTTTTTATCTTTGTACCAAAATAAGGGTCACCAATAAGTGACCCTCTACATGATTCAAATAGTAATTTTATATTTTGAAGTGTAGCTGAAGATCCTTCCACTAACCTTGTACTTGCACTATTAAACATCTTTGGAAATTCAATTGAAATCATAGTCATTTCTCCAATTAAAATATAATATTATTGAATTGTTCAGCCATCCAATTCATTGCTTCTATCTTTTGATTAGTATTAGTATCAAACTGTAGTTGTATATTATGAGTCACACCCACTAATTGTTCGATATGCTCTGGCTTAACTTCTCCAATTGTAGTATTTTTTGATAATATCGTATCCTTATTAACTTGAAGTGTATCAAATTCTGCATTTGATGTACCTATAGTTTTATCGTCTGGAATTAATCTGCCCATTATCATGGGATTGCTTAAATCATTATCCTCAATACAAATTAGTACTATATCATCTTTCTTGTAATTTGGAGAGCATCCTGGAGTGGTACAAATTCTTGCATTAGGTAACTCGTTTACCTGCTCCTCCCCTTCTCCTTCTTCAATTAATCCAAACATAGGTACTTCAATTTGTACCTCTTTTTCAGAAATGACTTTTATTATTCTTGCTCTTGTGACCATTAACTATCTTCACCTACTCTTAATAAAGTTAAAGTAGTTTTATATCCACTTGAATCTATTGTGTCTTGTTGTTTTGTTATAACATATAGCCCACTTGAGATATGTTTTTGTCCTCCGTGGAACCATACGTTTAATTTCACATAGGACATCAATAAACTGGGTCTTGTTAATCCTTTTAAAGTTAAAGTTGCAGTTATAGGGAAAGCAGTCATCAATGACCACCAGTTACGTTCGGATTCAGATATACCACCGTCCCTACTTCTAATTAAAGTAGGAGCATATGTAGTAATAACTTTACCTTCATTATTTACCTTATAACTATAGTTCTGCTGAGCAACCTCTTGAGAATATTCATATAATATTGCCCAAGATTGATCATTGTTAACTTGGAATTGAGTAATGAAATTATCCCCTGGAAAGTTAACGTCTAATTCATAAGTATCCGCAGAAGGACTATTTTCTGATGATTGTCCCACTTCACTTACCTTAAAGTAAGTACCTCCGTAATCATTTGTAGTATCATCATGAATTGACAAGAAATACTTTGAATTATTTAATTCATTATTTCCATTTTCATTTGCATCCACCATCGAATTAACAAGGTATCCCATATATTCTAAAGGGGTAACTCCTCTTTGGGTACTTAACTTTACTTTCTTATCATTACTTGCAATTAGATCGCTAGATAATACCTTTGAAATATCCTGCATTCCAGAAAATACTTCTTTTAAGCCATATCTAACATTAGTTAACATGTCTTTCAATACATCACTGGGTTTAGCGGTTTTTGCAGGAAAAGTAAATTGGGAACTATTTAATCCAATAGCATCGCTTGTACAACTAACTGTGTAATCAATTGATGAATTAGCCATATTTAAAGATGAAGTTACGTTAGTTATAATACCGGTTTCCTCTTTATATATGTATGAAGGTGAATTCCAATCCCCATAACTTAAAGTAATTCTTCTATCCTTAGCTGCTTTGCTGAATATTTTATCCAATTTATTCGGATCTTCTCCATAAGCAACTTGATAACTAAAGTTTAATGTATAAGTATTAACTGTTCCATTAACTTTAACTATATTTAAAGATTTCATATAATTTGGAAAATCTACATTCATATGAGCACCATTAGCAGCATAATTACCTTTATTAAATGATCCAAAAGTAAATCCACCAATGGTAGCAATTATAAATGGGGATTCAACTAAAGTTGGAATTGATATTAAATTTGCTTTCTTCATAGCCAAATCCCTTTACACATCAAATGCAATATTACTGAAAGTTGGAACTTTAAGAATTCTTCCAATTTCTAAATCCTCATAAGGATCCCTAATTCTATTAAAATCTGCTATTACCCAAAAATAAGTAGGATTATTATAATAGTAAAGTGCTAAAGTATCTAAAGTGTCACCTTGCTTCACTTTATGTGATACATAATTAGTTCCTTCAGTAATAAGATGAGAAGTTAATCCATAAATATGTTTATTATCTATTCTGTGAAAATAAGTAGGAAAAACTTGATATCTAGACACTCTATCATAACTTTTATATTTTTTATTTATTAACGTTTCCATTATTACACAACCTTCCAAGCATTACGCTCAAGCGTTGTATCTAAGCCTCTAAAACTTCCTGCACTCATTACAGTTTTTGCATCATATGGATCTATTTCCTCTACAGTGAATGCTACAGATACATGTGCATATTTATTACCGGCAATTATAGGAAGAGCATAGGTAACGGATACACCATCCACTACTACACCTTTTATAAATACATCGTTTCCAAATCTTACAGCAACAATAGGTGGATCAACCATCTTACTTGATGCTCCATAAGAAGGTAATGCTGCAGCTTGTATCTGTTTAATTAATGTATCTACATAATCATCACCAATTTGAACGGTAGCATTACTTACACCATAATTTATCTGTGTCATCATATCTCTATGTAAATCTAACTGTACTTGAATGCTTCTTGGACCAGAATCACTATAAGAATATATTGGAGCAGATCTTGACATTGGGGTAGCCTTATTGAAATTAACAGAAATTCTATCTTGTAAGCTATCCGGGAAGGTAGGTAACACAATAAACTGGTCAACATGATATAAATAAATATAATTATCAATCATATTAAATTCATGATTTACCGCCATATTTTATATACCCCCTATTCAGTGCATCTTCAATATCTTTATCAACATAACCTAGTATATCTTCATAATTAAGATCAGGCTTCTTATCTCTTAATTTGATATATGCATCATATAATTTTGCTCGCAGTGAAACTTCCCAACTACCTTCGTATCCATCTTTATATCCAAAAGCACTCGTTACCCGTATCACATTTTCAGATAATTCTTCCCTAACATCAATAGTGTGTCCTACTAAATATTCAACTAACCTATCAGAAAACGGTATACTTTTCTTTACTCCAAACATAGATGTTTTATCATTTGATAATAAAGAACTCTTACTAGTGAATGTTTTATTTATATCTGCCTCTATAGTATGAGTAAATAATTTAACATCATAATCTATGTTATTTATGTAATTATTAAATGCACCTTCTAATACTGTTATTGAAGTATTATTCTGTTTAGGTAACTGTATAGCTAAGTACAAATGTTTCTCTAAAGATTGTGCATAAGGATCTGTATTTGAAACAAGTAATTTAATAGGGTGTGCAGAATTTATGGATGCCACCTTAGTTATTTGAGTATATTGATTATCATAAGCAAAGGATTTACCATCTGTATTTTTAATCAATCTACCATCATAAATTACAGGTTTCATGAAGATTGTGGCAGAAGTATTTAGCGCTATAGTATATTCCTTATTAAACTTGACGGGAATTAAAGTTACTTTATAATAGGGATTATTATCTTCTTGTAATCTGCCTTGACTAATATCTACGTTATCCACATAATAGTTACAATAACAATTATATAAAGACATTAGATCAAGTCCATACATGGATCTTAATAATCTTAGATAATTACCGAGTTTTATATGTGTTTCTGTATCATATGCTCCACGGGTTGAATCAAAAATTTCAGTAAATCCAATTATATCTTGACCTTCCCTATAAGTATCTATTACTTCATATTCTGCAAGTCTTTTACCACCATAGTCAATAACCCCATCGGTTACCCTTAAATTATCACTGCAATATACTGTTTCAGAACAATATAAAAAATTCTTATAAATTATTCCACTGCCATTGAATATACCAGTTTTTGTACATTTATAAATATATCCATGATATAGGTAGAAGTTACCTTCTACCATTACATCATAGTCCTGTAAATAAGATAGATTAGGTAATGGAGTAACCATTAGAAGATATTTTATGAATTTTGAAATTATTGTAGTTTTAAAAAATTCTTGCACTTCTATCACTCCTTACCAAACCAGATTACTTACTTGTAGTTTATCTCCAGTAGCATTCTTGACCATTACTGACTGATTTACGGAATCAATCTTTAATGTTCCACCTTCTACTTTATCAATTAAATCATTAAAATTCTTGTCTTCATCTGCAAATAGAACTTCTTTTATAGCTGCAGCAATCGTTTCTTTTTCAACTTTAATAACTGTACCATCAACAATTTTCACTTGCTGAACTCCAATAGTATTATGAGTAGCCATTAAAGTTTTTATAGATTCTAATTGTGAGGTTACTTCCATTTTCAAAGCAGCATCAAATACTGGAAGGGTTCCATCTAGAATATCCAATCCATTCATCCTTACTTGCAATGCTTCATAAGTTGGATTAAATACTTTTCTTAATGTCATATCTTTTGATAACACAAAAGATTCTGCAGACTCACCTACAATTGCTTTATACAAATCTTCAATTGTTTTCTCAGGAGGTTTGGAATTCTTATTAGTTATCTTCTTTGTTTCTTCGGAATCATCCGTTGCGCTACTTATTGAAGATGTTTTCGCATCACTTGAATTGCTACTTACTGCAAAGGTTCCAATACTACCAGAGGTTCCACCTAAGGTTCCCAGCGTTCCAAGATTTAAACCTGCACCTCTTTGAGTAGTTTCAGTTGCTCCCCAAGCGTTCAGATTTAATCCTCCACCGGAACTTAAACCTTGTAATATGTTAGTAGTTAAACTAAATGCTTGAGTTATTCCTAA